TATACACTTTAAGCTTCGCAACTAGAGATTCTGACTGTGGCATAGGAGACTATGTTGTAGCAGTTCAGGGTGGTGGAGTTTATTATGAAGGTTATGTCACTGGCAAAACAGATGGAAACAATGATATTCAGATTCGTCCGGTATCAGGAAACTGGCAAGGTTTTGACGGTACAGCAGCTTGGAAATATACAACTTCAAACCAACAGCATAAAGGTCAAGATATTGAGTTTGCTGGAACAGTAGTAGATGCACCAGCAGCTAAATTTAAAATCTAAAGGTAGTTAATTATGGCAACAGCGGTTATTACTTGGGGCAGAATGAACCCACCAACTGCAGGTCATGAGAAACTGGTTAACAAAGTAAGAAAGGCTTCCCGTATTCATAAAGGGAAGCCTTTCATTTATCTAACAAAAACATTCAAGAAACCCAAAGACCCACTTCCATATAGAGATAAACTGAAGCTTGCAAAGAAAGCTTTCGGTAATATAGTGCAAGATCATAAGAGTAGAACTATTATTGAGCTTATGAAAGAGCTTGAAAAGAAATATGATGATATGGTATTGGTGGTAGGATCAGATAGAGTAGCAGAATTTGAAACACTCTTAAACAAATATAATGGAAAAGATTACACATATTCTAGTATAACTATAGTATCTGCAGGTGAAAGAGACCCTGACGCTGAAGGTGTATCTGGAATGTCTGCAAGCAAGATGAGACAGTTCGCAAAAGATGATGACTACGATTCTTTTGAGAAAGGTTTACCATCATTAATTAAAAAACCAGATGCTAAAAAAGCATTTGATACGGTAAGAAAAAACATATAAAGGATATTATGAAAACACAAGATGCACAAGTATACGAGATTCTAGAAGAACTAGATTCATGTACTACTAAACAAAGAAAAGTTGATTTAATCAACACTAAATATAGCAATCATACACCACTACAGTATGTACTCAGATGGAACTTTGATAGATCTATAAAGTCTCTTCTACCAGAAGGTGAACCACCTTTTGATAAGGAAAGAAAAGATGGTGATTCACCACAAGCTTTATGGTCTTATTTAAAGATGTTCCCTAATTTTGTAGACTCTGCACAGGGTAGACAATTACCAGAATTAAAAAGAGAAAATCTTTTTATTGAAATGTTAGATGCACTAGATCTTGAAGAAGCAAATGTAATAGTGTTAGCTAAAGATGGTAAGTTAGATGAGAAGTATAATATTACAATTGATGTAGTAAATGCTGCATATCCTGATATTGGATTAGTATCCGATCCTATCCCTGAACCTACTCCAAAAGAACAAAAAGAAGACCTATTATCGCAAGCAAAGAGCATAAAGGAACAAGTAAAAGAATTAAATAGTCTAGCAAAAGAGCTAACTGAAAAAGCTAAAGCGATAACGGAGTAGAGTATGTCACCATTGGAATGCGTGAAGTTTGGTCACGATATTGGCCAATTAAAGCCAGCAATTAATGAAGTTGGTTTTGATATACATTATAATAAGATCTACAAAAAACTTGTAGATGACTTCAACCAAGGTGTTGGTGATTTTGCATTTAATAAAGCCGGAGCACATCTTCATAAGTTGTACTTCGAAAATTTAAGGGAACGTAGAGATACAAATGTCCCTATTGGAAAAGCGGAACATATCATAACTCAAAGATATGGGAACTTTAATAATTTTAAGAAGCAAGTACAAGAACAAGCTTCTAGATTACAAGGTTCTGGATGGGTATTTATGAACATGCAAGGATATGTGAATATAATACCTAATTATAGAATTGTAGATAATGTTGCTATGATTATTGATTGTTGGGAACATGCCTATGCATATACTTTCGGTCATGATAGAGCAGCGTTTATAGATTCTGTATTTGATATTATTAATTGGGACACTGTAAATACTCGTTTAAACGGTGAGTAAATGTGTGTAGTTGCTGCAAAGCACTTTAAAGGCCACGGTTGGATATTAGTTAAGAATAGAGATCGTAATTATCCAACTGAGGTAAAATTAGTTCAGTCACAAAGATCAGGAATCGAAAGATTATTCCTGCGAGATACCACTACTGGTTATAGTGAAGGCCTTAACGAAACAGGTCTATCAATAGTTTCTGCTTCAGTAATGGTAAAGAAAGATGAGAAAGAAGGTGGTGGTAGAGCATCTGATTCTCAGAACTGGACATCACCAGATGGTCAAAGAATTAGAAGAGCACTATATAAAAAGACTGTAAAAGGTGCAATCAAATCATTATTAGATTCACAGATTCCTGGTAATACTCTTATTACAGATGGTAAAGAATGCTATCTTATAGAATCAGCATATACAAACTACGAAAAACCAAATCAAAAATATCATAGTATAGTCAAGAAAATAAGTCCATCTGATATATGTGTAAGAACAAATCATGGTATTGAACTACCATGGACTGGATATGATATGAAAGACCCTGATCAAAAGCCTGATAGAATATCATCTGAAAGCAGATTGAAGATAGCAACAAAGGAAGTTAAGAAAGCACAGGATCCACAAGCATTATTGAATGCTCTAGGTGTAGCACCTGAAAAAGACCCACAAATGAATCCAATAAGAATCAATAAGGGTAAAGGTGTAATGAGAACTACTGGTCAAATTATGTTGAATCCATTAGAAAGAGTATTTACATATAGACCCACAATGTCAGAAGTAGAGTTGAAGAACTACAATAAAATTAATCAGAAAGAATCTAAAACATTCTTTGAAATCATTTCAAATAGAGAGTTAATTAGTTTTGGTACATTTGGTGAAGACAGTAAGAGAGTACCTAGAAAACCTGGTCAAAAAGCAAATAGTAGTAAGCATAGTGATTTATACACTGATGAAAATCCTAAAGGTACTATACACGGTCTTGGTTTTACTGATGCAGCAAAAGCAAAACAAAGTCTTAATAAGATTGAAGGTTCAGGGAAGACAGATGCACATAAAATGCAGGCAGCGATTGCAATGTCACAAAGAGCAAAGTTTGCCGCAAGAGATGCAAAAGACCCAGAGAAAAAGAAAGACTTAGCTGCAGCACATAAGACTTATCAATCATGGATAGATAAGAACAAAAAGTCTGAAGATTTTGCAGAAGGTACAGAGTCATGGGAAGCTGGTTATAAAAGACGTGTAGTAAAAACTACTAAGCCAGAACATAAGAACAAAGGTCTAATGTGGAGAATTAAGGGCAAGGATAGAGATGAGATCAGTATAAAACTATATAAAGATAAACCATCCTTTGCAGAATTTAAAAAACAAATGAAAAGAGTTGCAGGACATGAATTTGGCGGTTAATGAATACTTATTGGAAATGGCTAACAGCGAGCAGAATCTACATCTTACACATGTTGATGAAGATATATTTGAGAGAGGTGATGCTGGTGCAATGGCCGCAATACAATCATGCAGAAATGTATTAGATGGTGTAGGTGAAGGTGAAACTGCACTTACGATTAAATGGGACGGAGCTCCTGCAATTTTTGCTGGTATTGACCCTTCTGATGGTCAGTTCTTTGTATCTACAAAATCAGCTTTTAATAAAACTCCACTATTATACAAGGGACCAGCAGATGCTTCTAAATTCAAGACTGGTAAAAAACTAGCAATTGCTCATAGAGAGTTTCAGAATATTGGTATACCTAAAGGTGTTGTATTGCAAGGTGATCTCATGTTTACTAAGGGTGATCAGAAGTATGAAACTATTGATGGTAAAAGATATATTACTGCACATCCTAATACTATTGTATATGCGTGGGATGCTGAAAGTGAAGTAGGTAAACAAATCAGAAATGCAAATATAGGTGTTGTTTGGCATACAACTTATTCTGGTAAGTCATTGCAAACTATGAAAGCAAGATTTGGTGTAAATGTCAAGAAACTAAAAGGTCATCGTGGTATATGGATGGATGATGCTTATTTTAAAGGTGCTAATGTAGCCTTCTCTAGTTCAGAGAAAGCAAAGGTAGAAAAATTATTAAGTGCTGCAGAAGCTAAAGTCGGTAAATTTAATAAGCTCAGAGATATTATGTCTTTGATACCACAAGCGGCTATTGGTGCTGGTATCAAAACATTCATCAACTCAAATATTAGAAAAGGTCAATTACCTACAGCAAGAAAAAATCCTGTAAAAGACTACATTGAGTATGTAGATAAGTACTATGAAGATAAGGTAATCAGTAAGTTAAAGACAGACAAAGCAATAGACTCTAAGAGAGCAGCAAAGAAACAATTAAGATCTGAGCTTGGTAAGAATGCTGCTATTTTAAAAGCTGCATTTGAATATGTAGATTTAATTACACAGGCTAAAGTACAAATCATTAAGAAACTTGTATCGTTAGATAAACAAAAACAATTTGTTAAAACAAGCAAAGGTTTTAAGGTGACAAATCCAGAAGGTTTTGTAGCTATAAATTCTAAGAAAGGTGAAGCTGTAAAATTTGTAGACAGATTAGAATTTAGTTATAATAACTTCTCTGATAGTGTCATTAAAGGATGGCAGAAATGATGAAAACAATTGTAGTAATTTCAGCCATTTTACTATATGAGAATGTTCCTATGACAATGCAAACTGATTGGCCTGGAAAAGATTTTAATTCTGTCTATGAATGTAGAGAGTATATAAAATGGAATAAGGTCAATCTTACTATAGGCTTATTTGACAAACATTTAGAAGATGAAAACGGTAATCAACTTATAAGTTATAATTACTTCTGCGAGACTAGATCATTCACAGATTTATAGAGGTAATAAATATATTATGAGTATATTAGATGGTCTCTCCAAAGATTATATAGGTGCTAACAGCAAATTGTTAGGTGATTGGAAGCGTGTTAAATACAATTTTGACATACCGCTTTATTTTGATACTAATAATACTGAAATGATTAATTTTGGTCTTGCATGGGATATTTGTGTGGCTGGTTGGATTGAAGTTTATCCAGCGGTAAGAGGTGTAAACATATATCATCCAATACATAATGGTAAAACTATGATGAGACTAGATGAGACCAGCTCATGCTTTGAAAATCAAGTGTTTACAAGACATCCACCATTTGAACCAATAGAATATATTACTTATGTACATGAAAATGAAGGTGGTAGGGATTTTGAATCTAAAGCTAAATCAGCAAATACATCAACATCACTAGATGTAGTTGACTATGAAATGCAGAATACATCTTTTGAATATAAGGCTGAAGATAGAGGTACTAAAGATGCTCGTATATTATTAGGTCCACAAAGATTATTAGATTCAAACTGGCGTCTGCCAATTCCAGCATATAAGAAAAGACTAGTTAAAGATGATACTATTTATGATATTG